TAAAGTTCCTGGATACATCATCGCCAACCAGCAGCCTGGCCTCACCCTGCCCTGGAGAAAGTACCTATCAGCTCCTGTTGTCAATTTTGGGATATCACAGGTCGGAGCTCAGGTTGTCAAGCCAGATCTAGGCCCATCAGGCGACAAGGTCAACAGATTTGTCCTGTCAGATTCTGACGACGTGAATCCTGATGGAACCCGAAACGTGTCGCGCCGGGATGACGGAACACAGCTGGTCAAGACCATAGTTGATCCATTTACTGGGAAAGGCATCAAAAAGCTTGTCAGCATACTGGCAGCCGATTCCAGGACTGGAGAGATAGTTGCGAGTAGCCTCGTAGTAACAAGCCTTGAGAATGATTCAGAGTGATGATAATTAGACAGTGACCTGATAGTTAGATTGGCTAGACGCGCAACTAAGGAGAAACAACATGGCCGCTGAGCAGACATTCAGCTCACCTGGATTCTTTGATACCGAGACACTGGCGGGACAAGCTCCTGGCGGTGTCCTCGGGGTGCCAGCGGGAGTTGTAGGCACAGCTGTGATGGGTCCCGCCTTTATTCCTGTCACTGTTAGTTCATTCAGTGAGTTCACAAGCCTATTTGGCGGACTTGATCACAATTACATGGCGCCGTATGCAGTCGCAGAGTTCTTAAGGAATAGATCTGCACTCACATTCGTTAGGGTGCTTGGTGCTGGTGGAAACTCCTCGGCGGGTGACATCGCGATAACGCAGGCATTCGGAACTGTCAAGGGTGCAGGTTTCATCATAAAGGGATCCACAGTTGGTTCCGGAGATAACCGTGCAAAGGGTTGCGTGCAGTTTATCGCTGCGAAGCACCTGGTCTCAACTGAATCGGCTGCTGGTTATCCAGAGTTCCAGGATAACGTGAGCTTTGCTCTTTCAAGCAACTTTGCAAGACTTGTCAGAGGGATGGTTCTCCTCGCCTCTGGTACTCGTCTACAGGTTCTTGATGCGACACAGGCATATAGCAACGCAAACGTTGCTGATGACTCAGCTACAATCGGATCTACTACTGGATCTCCTACTTATAACTGCTTCAAGCTTGTTGTCTCAAGCAGCACCCAGAACTTCGCAACGACTGAGGGTTTCACAGGTATCAGGATCCTTACTGCTTCTCTTGATCCTCAGAGCGATAATTACATCGCAAAGGTTCTGAACACAGATCCACTCAGATTTGAGCAGGAGGAGCACGTCCTCTACGCGCACTTCCCAGTTGAGAGTGAGATAGCAGCTGTCTCAGCAGACACAGGGGCTGTGACGGTTCTTTCTGGATCTAGCACGACAAACGCATTCAGCGGAAATACTTTCAACAACCTCTTTGGAAGGTTTGACTCCAGGTACTCTGCACCCAAGACAACATCGTTCATCTCACAGCCATTCGGAAACATTGAGTACGATCTCTTCAGCTTTGAGACCACAGCAGACGGTGCAAATGCATCATCAAAGTTCAAGGTCTCAGTATCGAACATCGTTAAGTCAGAGGATACGACAAACCCATACGGAAGCTTCGCAGTTCTGGTCAGGGATTTCAGTGACTCAGATACTGACATGCGCATTCTAGAGCAGTTTGGACCCTGCAACCTCAATCCAGCTTCCGCCAACTACCTTGGAAGAGTTATAGGTGACCTAAAGACATTCTTCAACTTCGATGCTGAGGCACTCTCAGATCGCAAGATTCTGAACTCTGGCCGCTATGCAAACAACTCCAGGTACATCAGGGTTATCATGAATCCTCTCCTTGAGAGAGGACAGATTCCTGCCTCTGCAATTCCTTTCGGATTCAGGGGACTTCCTGTGCTGAAGACGAATGACACACTCTCTGACGGTGGCACTGCTGTATCAAGCATTGCTGGACCAGCTCCTCTTCGTTTAAGCGCAGTTGCAACGGGTGACTCTGCAAACAACGTTAGATCAATTCTTCCACCTGTCCCATTCAGGTTCAAGGTCACAAAGAACGCGGTTGCGGCTAGCGGATTCAAGGGACAGCCAGGTCAATACGAGCTGACTGATTCTCGACTCTTCTGGGGCGTCAAGTTTGAGAGGCTTGCAACAACATCCTCAATCACTGACTCAATCTACTACTCTAACCTCTCAACTGCTCAGAACGAGATCGTCCAGAACTACAGCAAGTTCCTCGGCATCCAGAAGATGGACTCGCTTGTTACGGGATCAGCCACTGACCTTTTCAACAATAACAAGTTCACACTAGCGAGGGTTGCTCTTCCAATGAACCTGCTTAACAACAGCGTTCAGGGCACAATTGACGCCTACCTCACAGGCACTGCTGAGGATGTGATCAGGGAGTCGGCTTACATTAGGAATGGCAATCCGGATGCATCATACTACACTGTTAGAGATGGATCTCTAAGCCGTCTTACTCTCGGATCTCTTGCTGCTCTCACTTCTTCAGTGTACTTCAACAAGTTCAAGAACTACGCCAAGTTCACCAACATGTTCTACGGAGGATTTGACGGAACAAATATCCTCGACAATGACATGTCACTTATGAATGACAAGGCGACATCCAGCGATACAGGCGGGAAGGCAACATCAAATCTGAATATTGGTCTTGACTCAAGCTTCACACCTGGTGTAGGAAATAACAACTGCTATGTCAAGTCATACCAGGTAGCATCATCGCTGCTACTTGATCGCGTTAGGTCTACCGCAAACATCGTGACTGTTCCTGGAATTAAGGATGCATTTGTGACAAACTACGTCGCAGATGCTACCTCAAACTACTCACGGGCAATCTATCTGATGGATATTCCATCCTACGATGATAACGGTAGCAGGCTTTTCAACTACACATCTGCAAGGCCAGACGTTGACAAGACTGTCTCGAAATTTGCAGGTCGTGCACTTGATAACTCCTACACCGCCACATACTTCCCTGACGTCTCTGTGATAGACCAGCGAACAGGTAACCCAGTTCAAGTTGCAGCCTCTGTCGCAGCCCTCAGCGCCCTTGGATTTAATGACAGCGTCTCATTCCCGTGGTTCGCACCTGCTGGTTTCAACAGAGGTGCCCTGACAAATGTGTCAAACGTTGCAGTTAGACTCAACAGCGCTGATCGTGATTCTCTGTACACCAACAGGATCAACCCGATTGCTAGCTTCCCGAATGCGGGTTTCGTTATATTCGGACAGAAGACACTGCAGCAGGCTAGGTCATCCCTTGACAGGGTCAACGTCAGAAGACTTCTACTCGAGGTTAAGAGGATAGTCTCCACTGCAGCGCTTAACTTCGTCTTTGAGCAGAATACGGCTGCAACACGCGCCAATTTCGTCGCCTCGGTCACACCCCAGCTTGCTCTCATACAGACGCAGCAGGGTGTTGATCAGTTTAAGGTCATCTGTGATGCTACAAACAACACACAGAGCGACATAAACCAGAACAAGATGAACGGAAGGATAATCATAGCACCAACCCGCGCTGTTGAGTTCATAGCTGTCAACTTTATCGTCGACAGCTCTGGAGTTAGCTTCACGTGATATTTAGAAACATTAGGAGATAAAGATGGCATCAAGCGCAGGAGTATTAGATACAGAGTCAGACTTCACGGGACAGACAAGGTCAAGTCCCATTGGAGTCCCTGCTTCAGTAATTGGTACATCTAATCTAGGCCCTGCGTTTGTGCCTGTCACAGTAGGGAATATTAGAGAATTCTTTGATAAATTCGGTAAGACTGATGGCGAGAAGTTTGGTCCTCTAGCAGTCAACGAGTGGCTAAGGAACGCGCAGTCATGCACATTCCTTAGAGTTCTCGGAGTTGGTGACGGAAAGAAGAGAGATTCTTCAACAGGTGCAGTTAGCAATGCAGGCTTCATTGCCGGAAATCAGCTTGTCCAGGACAACGGAATCGTCGGGAAGAATGCACAGTCAGTCTACGGTGGGCCTCTTGGAAGGACATACTTCCTAGGGTGCTTCATGTCAGAATCTGCTGGATCGACAATCTTCAGCGATTCAGGCATACAGCTCACCGGAGACAACACCGCGCAGCCGATACTTCGCGGAATCATCATGGTTCCATCTGGCGTTGTCCTGTCCCTCTCAGGAAGCACTGGGGTTGCAAATAGCTCAGGAGCTCCCTCTACTTCGACAGCAGCATCAACTTCTCCTCTGAAGGGTGGTCTTACAGGATCGATGTCAGTTTCATCGCAGAGATTCGTCATGCTACTCAATGGATTTAATCCAGCTGATGGTTCTGTGAATGTTATAACTGCTTCGTTCGATGCAAACGACAGCACATCATACTTCGGAAGCATCCTGAATAAAGATCCGCTCAGCTTTGAGTCAAAGGGTCATCTTCTCTACGCAAGCTATGATATTCCAACCGCATATGCTGTTGTCACAGGTTCGGGCGTTCTCAAGAACACACCCATGCCGGGTAACGATGCAGGACTTCATGACTGCGTCTTCATGACCACAAGCTCTCTTGGAAGGAATGCAGGATCAACTGTAGTTCCTAATTATGAGCAGTTCACAGACAGGTTTAAGTCTCCTTCTACTCCGTTCTTCGTCTCGCAAGACTTTGGTGGAACAAGGTACAATCTCTTCAGTGTTGAGCTTCTCTCAGACGGTGCTTACGGAAATACATCGTACAAGGTCTCAATAGAGAACCTGGTTCCAGATCAGAATACAGACAATCCGTCGTACGGAGCATTTGACATCGTTCTTAGAAGTTTCGCTGACGTTGATGAGAGTCCAGTAGTCATAGACGGTGGAACGTTCAGGGGGTTGAGCATGAATCCCTCATCTCCTCAGTACTTCCCACGTGTTGTCGGTAACCAGAAGACATTCTTCGACTTTGACAAGGTCAATTCATCACAGAAGATAGTTGTGCAAGGAGATTTCCCGAATAACTCTAGCTACATTAGGGTTGTTCTCTCTAGCGAAATCCAGAACGGCGCAGTTCCTCCTACAGCCCTTCCCTTCGGATTTAGGGGACCAGCTCACCTCGTGACGTCAGGTAGCACGATGCTAACAAACGTCTACGACTCTAACACGATGGCATCGACAAATGCACTTGTCAGGACAGTTCAGATACCTGTTCCATTTAGGACTAATGTCGCAACTGGTCTTTCTCCCAATAAGCAGGCGAAGGCAAACCTGTACTGGGGTGTGCAATTCAATAAGAAGACAAGTCTTGCTGAACCTAATGCGCAATCAATTACCGATGCGTCGATGGAGTCATTCGTCAAGTACTTTCCAGACTATGCTGCGTCAGATCTTAAGTTCTCAGTCGGCAACAATCCAGGTGCTGCTAATGTCAATGGATCCATTCTAGACTGCGACAGGTTCAACAACAACCTCTTCAGCCTTGATAGAATCAGTGTTGTTACAGCCTCCAACGGAGTTGCAGACCCTAATCAGTGGCTTTCAGCCTCCTACGTTAGAAACGGCGTCATAACACCTAGCGAAGCAAACAAGACGCGCGCTCTACGCCTTAGTGACCTTAAGATCTCTGGTAATAGGACTTTCGCCAAGTTCTCAACATTCTTCCAGGGTGGATTTGACGGCCTCGACATCTTCAACGCAGATCGCACGAAGATGACAAACGCCGCTGTCTACAGGGAGAACATTGACTCCATAAACCAGGGCGGAATAAGCGGACCAACGGTCGCAGCATACAGGAAGGCTGTCGACGTAATTGGGAACAAGTCTGACTTCGAGATCAAGCTTCTCACAATTCCAGGAATACGACACACCAGCGTCACTGACTACGCAATATCAGCTGTTGAGAGCAGATTTGACTCTCTCTACATCATGGATGTCGACAACTATGATACCACCAACACCTATGTCACTGGATCAGCCCAGAACATATCTGTGCAGTACACAGTGTCGGCATTCAGAAATAGAGGAACAAACAGCTCTTTCGCTGCTGCATACTTCCCAGATGTCAACCTGCTGGATCCAACAACCAACACCCTGGTCACAGTTCCTGCATCGGTCCCGGTTCTCGGCGCATTCTCACTGAATGACTCTATCGGATTCCCGTGGTTCGCACCAGCAGGATTTGTAAGGGGATCGCTATCCTCTACGAAGTCAACAACACTCCCCCTCTCGACGCCAGACCTCGACACCTTGTACGATGCTCGAATCAACCCGATAACAAACTTCTCGAATAGCAGCTTCGTTGTCTTTGGACAGAAGACGCTCCAACTCTCAGCCAATGCTCTCGATAGAGTCAACGTCAGAAGACTTCTTCTCGAGATTAGAAGGTCTGTCAGGATCGTTGGAAATACCCTTCTGTTTGAGCCTAACAGGGTTGAGACACTTGACAAGTTCAAGTCACTCGTGAGCCCAATTCTCCAGAGCATTCAGGAGAGAAGCGGTCTAGACAGGTACAAGGTTGTCATCGATACGTCAACAACGACTCAAGCAGACATCGAGAACAACACAATCAGAGGACAGATCTACGTTCAGCCAACAAGGTCAGTCGAGTTCGTCTCGCTATCCTTTGAGGTTAGAAACGCAGGTACGTTCTGATACTAATTTCAGATACAGTATAGATAGAAGAGACAGGAGATTAAAATGGCAGAGACTCTATCAGTCACGGATATGCTACCTAACAAGTTTGAGCCAAAGCGCACTTTTAGGTGGGTATTTGCACTTGAGGGAATTGACTCAT